TCCACGTTCCTGAAGACGTATCGCGGGAAAGACCCTGAACGATTGAAGCGGGTTCAGATTGCTGCCGGCGCGGTCAGCGGCTACACGCGCTGGCGCGCGAGTCAGAACAACATGGTGAGCATGATGCTGATGGCGGCGCGGCAGACTGGCGTTTCGGCTGAAGCCACCCTCGATATTTGCAAGCTCGCCGGCCTGCTGCCGGATTCCGCTGAACCGGCGCCACTGAAGATTGCAAAATGATCACCGCCGCCAGGGCCGCGTACTACCGTGAATGGCGACGGAAGAATCGCGAGCGACTGGTCGCGTACGACCGGGCCCGGAATAAGAAAGGGGATCGGCGGCGCCCCGGTTCTGCGGCGGCAGCGGCGCGGCTATATCGGCGGAGATACCCTGACCGTGTGCGCGCGTCCAAGCTGGCGTGGACCGCCAAGAATCGCGAGCGGGTCAACGAGCAGCAGCGATTGCGGCGTCCGAGATATCGGGCAAGAACGACGGCATGGAACGCGCGCAACCGCGCACGGATCAATCAGCAGCAACGAGCGCGGTACTACCGCAACCGTGCGCGCCGGCTGCTGATGGCGCGGGCGCGCTACGAACGGCGCCGCGCACATTTCCTGGCGGCCTGTCGCCGATACCGACAACAGAATCAAGCCCGCGTGAAGGCGACGTGCGCCGGGTGGCATCGACGCCACCCGGAATCGCATCGGAAATCTGTGAACAACTACAACTTTCGTCGCCGCACACGTGGCCTCCCGCCGGACGCGATCGAAATGCGCCGCGTGCTGCTCGCATTGCGGCGCTGGCTGAAGGCGCACCAGCTTAGACTCGCGGATTTCACATGAAGAAGCGATCGGTATCGAAGGCCGCCTACTCCGCGGCGATCATGTTCTCGCCGTGGCGCTATCCGACGCGCGACGAACTGGAAGCGGTGATCGAGGCTGACCGCGCCGACGCGCTGCACCAGGCCGCCGGCACCGGCGTGCGGTATCACGGCCTCGGCTCGCAGCTGGAACGGACGCCGGACGACTTCCCGTACTGCCAGCGGCGCCCGTATCGACGCCGCCGGCTCACGCCGACCGCGCCGCCAGTACCCGCGCCGGCAACCTATCGCGTGCAACTCGCCGATCGCCTGCACGCGATCATGCCACCGCCCGGCGTGCCGAGTCCGGCGCCGCGCGACTTCCTGATCGCCATCGCGGAACTCGCGCACAGCTACAAGCAATCCCTCAATCAGCGCGCGGTGGTGGTCTACAGCGACCTGATGAACGCCAGCGAGTATCGAGGCCGGCGGTGACAGAATTGCGCTTCACCGTCATCGGCGTGCCGATCCCGCAGGGCTCGATGAAGTCCTTCGTGGTGCGCCGCAAGCGCGACGGAAAAATGATCGCCACCACCACCGGCGACAATCCGCTGACGAAAGGCTGGCGCCAGGTGATCGCGGAAACCGCAGCGCGCGAGCTACGCCAGGCGCAGTACCGTGGGCTCTACTTCACCGGCGCGGTGGAATTTGACGTCACGTTCTGGCTGCCTCGGCCGCTCAAGTATCTGTCCGGCAAGTATGCCGGCGCCGCGGTGCCGCACCTGACGCGGCCGGACGTGAGCAAGCTACTGCGCGCCGCGGAAGATGCGTTGTCGCAGATCGTGTGGGGCGACGATTCGCAGATCACCGACCTGCACGGGCGGAAACGCTACTGCGCCTATCGTGAACAACCGCGCGCCGATATTCTCGTGCGCGGCGCCGTGCTCGCCACCGCAGACCCACCACTGTTCGCGGAGTCTCGATGATCGGCGGCGTGCTCCCTCGGCCTCGCGGCCGACCGTCGCGCACGGTGGATCGCGCGCTGCGCGCCTATCGTCGCCTGATCGATCCGCGCTCAGGTGTCGAACGTCGCCGTCGCAGCGCCGCCGTGGTGCTGCTCTACCTCGAAGCAATGGATCGAGATGACTTGGCGCACTACTACGCCGCCGTGCAGCAGCTGCTGAAGGAGAAGTGACCAATGGAACCAACCTCGCAACACCTGCCGGGCGTCGAAGGCGCGATCCCGGCGCTCGAAGAGGCGGCCGAAACCTACGCCAACATCCGCGATCAACGGATGGCGCTCAACGCCGCCGAAGCTAATCTGAAAACCGACGTGCTGCGCCTGATGCATGAGCACGGGAAGCGTGTCTACCAGCGCGCCGGCATCACGATCACGATCGTGGCGGAAGAAGAATCGGTGAAGGTGCGCGTCAAGCGGACGGATGACGCGCCCGACACCGACGCCGACGAAGACACCGCGCCGAACGTGGTCGATTTCCGCAGCGCCGCGGCGGGGCCGGATGCCTAACACACGCGCACCGGACCTGAAAGATCCGTGGCTAAAATTCTTTGTCTCAGACTGGCAGGGCGATGAACTGCTGGCGCTGTGCAGCTACGCAGCGCGCGGCTTCCTGGTCGAGTTGATCTGTCTGATGCATAAATCGAAACGCTACGGGTACCTCGTGGTCAACGGCGGCCCGCCGAGCGATGCGGACCTGGCGCGGCTGACGCGCGGGCCCGCGGTGATCGAAGTGCGCCGGCTGCGCAGCGAACTATTAGCGCGCGGTGTGTTGTCGATCGATGAGGGTGGCGTGATCTACTCGCGGCGGATGGTACGCATGGCACGGCGTGCCGCCATCGCGCGTGAAGTGGGCGCGCTCGGCGGCAATCCGGCGCTGCGAAAGGATAACCAGGATACCCGCCTGCCGGATAACCCGCCGGTTAACTCGAAGGTTAACCTGCAGGATAACCACCGGGATAACCACCGGGATAACGTGTCGATCAACCCCCAGATGCTAGAAGCTAGAAAGATCTCACGAACGAGAGATCCGGGTACCAGTACCGCCAGTGTACTAACCGCCGCTTCGCGTCGGTTGAAAAACTCGCCAGGGAAACACAAAACACCCACGCATCGCCGGCTGTGCGCGATCGCCAGGCGCGAGCTACGCGCGCATCCGGGCAGTGAAGTCCACTACGGCGAATGGGCCGACCTGGTGAAACGCCGCCTGGCGGCGCAGGGTTTCGACTACCCGACACCGCACGCCCTCACCGGCGCGCTCGATGCGGTGTCCCACGCGCAGGCCAGGCGATGACGGAGGCGCGGCTGATCACCTGGCTCGACGTGCCGACCTGGCGCGCACACCTGGCCACCACCGGCGAGGTGCTGCACGTCTACCTCGGCAGCGTCGACGTGACCCGTGATAGCTCACGCGCGGTGTTCTGTGAAGACGGCATTCACGGCTACGTGTGGCGCTACCTGCGCAACGCGCACGGCCAGCACTACCGCGCGCCAGGTGCAGACCACGCCGCCTACCAGGTGCTGTTCGGCGTGCTGACCATCGCCCCCGGTGACCCGTTCTGATGGCCAGTGTTCCACGTGAAACACCTGGTAGCTTGACCATGAGAGTACAGTCAATGCGTTCGATGCCCACCGCACCACAGCGACCCTGCCCTCGGTGCCGGCGCCTGGTATTTTCCAGGTGCTACCACTGCCAGCGCGCCAGGGATGCCAGCAGAGGCAACGCCGGATCTCGTGGCTACACCGCCGAATGGGCACGTTATTCCCGCGCCTGGCTGCAGACCTTCCCGTGGTGCGGGCAGCAGCAGGACGGCCAGCTGCACAGCACGCACAGCCGCTGCGTACAGCGCGGGCTGCGCACGCGAGCCACAGTCACCGACCACATTCGCGCGTTGCGGGACGGCGGCGCACGTGACGATCCCGCGAACCATCAGTCGCTCTGCACCGCGTGCAACGTGGCGAAGGACGCGCACCGCGGGCCGCGATGGTGACTAGAAATGGGCACGGATCTCCCTGCTACCCGTCAGCCGACACCACCGGCCAGGCCAGGCCAGGGCTGCGCTTCAGGGCCCTGCCCACGCAGCCGCGCACGTGGTGGCGACGGCTGCCACCTCTGCGACGTCATCGCTCGGCTACCACAACCGCGGTCGGCCACCGAGCCGAAGCAACGCAACGCTTCGCGCGACGGCGCGCCGCCGGCAAAGGACAACCGATCGCTTGCGTTCAAGAAGCGCCACCGCGCCGGGCCGCATCGATGACGGGGGGGGCGGTTCAATTCGCTGGCGCGGCGGCCCTTCCAAACCACTCGCTGACCCCCCTTGACCCTCCGCGTAATTCGACAGGGGGGGTCAAATCCCTGACACCCGTTCGCCTCTTGGCCGCCAGGATGGGCGCCTGGCCGGCCGGTAGGGTAGCGGCCACCCACGCCGCGGAACCGCCTGGAGCCGCTTGAGCATGGCCAGAACCCCCGTTACGGCGACACCTGCGCCGGCCACCGCCGGCACCGTGGCCGACCTCCGGCCCGATCCCGACAACCGCCGCCGGCATCCGGCCCGGAACGTCGAGATGATCACCGCCAGCTTGCGGCGTGTCGGCACCGCGCGTTCGATCGTCATCGATGAAGACAACACCGTGCTCGCCGGCAACGGCGTGGTCAGCGCGGCGCCTGGTGCCGGTATCTCGAAGCTGCAGATTGTCGACGTCGACGGCGACACCCTCGTCGCCATCCGCCGCCGCGGGCTCACGCCCGAGATGAAGCGTGACCTGGCGCTGTACGACAACCGCAGCAGCGACCTCTCGGAATGGGATGACTCCGCGCTGGCGGCCGACGCTGCCGCGGGCCTCGACCTGCGCCCGTTCTGGACGGCCGAGGAAGAAGCGGCGCTCTTGTCGCGCGGTGCCGCGGCCGACGTGGCCGACATGGCCAGCGCCGAACCGACCGCGGCCGCTCCTGCCGGCGATGGCCAGGCCGGCGACTACCAGACATTCGCCTGCCCGCTCACGGTCGACCAGGAGCGGATCGTGCGCGGCGCGCTGCGCCACGCGCGCAACGTCTTCGCCGTCATCACCACCGGCGCCGCGCTGACCGCCGCGCTCACCGCCTGGCTCGAAGCGAATGGGAAAAATCCATAGCAAGATTCGGCAGGCGGCGACGTGCTACGAGCTGACGCTGGAGCGGCTGGCCTACGTGTTCGACACGTTCGACCACGTAGCCGTCAGCTTCAGCGGCGGCAAGGATTCAACGGTGTGCCTGCACCTGGCGATCGAAGCGGCGACACGCGCCGGCCGCCTGCCGCTCGATGTGTTCTCGTACGACGAAGAAGCGATCCCGCCGGAGACAGTCGAGTACATGGCGCGCGTCGCGCAGCGGCCCGATGTCGCGTTCCGCTGGTTCTGCGTGCCGCTGAAGCAGCGCAATTCCTGTTCGGATTCATCGCCGCACTGGTACTGCTGGGCGCCCGAGGATCGCGAGCGGTGGGTGCGCCCGCTGCCGCCGCTGGCGATCACCGACTATCCCGGCTTCACGCGCACGTCGATCGCCGAGCAGGTGCGCACGATCCTGCCGCCGACGCTCGGCACCGTCGCCGTGATCATGGGCATTCGCGCGCAGGAGTCGATGAGTCGTCACCGCGCGATTGCGTCGAAGTCCGGCCCGCTCGCCTACATGGCGCCGGCGCAGGCCGCGGCGTCACCCGATCGCCCGACCTCGCGCCCGCACGCGACGAACATTTACCCGATCTACGACTGGTCGACTGAAGACGTGTGGCGCGCACCCGCGCGGTTCGGGTGGGACTACAACCGCGCGTATGACGTGATGGACGCTGCCGGCATGCCTCGGCATCAGCAGCGGTGCGCGCCGCCGTTCGGGGAGCAGGCGATCCGCGGGCTCTACACGTTCAAAACCTGCTGGCCCTCGCTGTGGTCGGTCCTCGTGGCGCGCGTGCCAGGCGCGGCCACCGCGGCGCGCTACGCGAACACGGAGCTGTACGCGGTCGGCGTGAGCGATGAAGACCTGCCGCACGGGCTGACCTGGCGCGCGTGGACGATGCAGACGCTGCGCGGGCTCCCCGCCGACAGTCAGCGCGAGGCGGCCGCGGCGATTCGTGCGTGTCTGATCAGTCACCGCACGCGGGCCGGCGGCCGGGCGATCCCTGACGAGCAACCCGATCCGCTCAGCGGGTTCTGCTGGAAGACGCTGTACATCGCGGCGAAGGTGGGCGGCAATAAGTTCAACCGCCAGATGCAGAAAATGCAGAACGTCGCGCTGGCCGAACGGAGGCGCCGTGGCATCACCAGCTGACCAGCCGATCTCGCGTGTTGAATGGCTGCACGTCGATGAACTGATGGCCAACGACTACAACCCGAACACGCAGCCACCGCCCGAGTATCGGCTGCTCAAAATCTCGCTGCTCGAAGACGGGTGGACGCAGCCGATCGTGGTCTTCGATGACGGCAGCACGCCGCTCATCATCATCGACGGTGAGCACCGCTGGCGGATCGCCTGCGAGGATGCGGCGGTGGCGGCGCTGACGGGCGGCCTGGTGCCGGTGGTGCGCATCGTGGGCCCGCGGGCGCATCGCATGATGAGCACGATTCGCCACAACCGCGCTCGCGGTGAGCACACGGTGCGCGCGATGGCGGCGATCGTGCGCGAGCTACTGGAGGCGGGGCAGTCGAGCGAGGACGTCTGCTTCTTGCTGCAGATGGAACCCGAGGAAGTCGATCGCCTCGCCGATCGCGCGGGGATGCCCGAGCGCGTGTCGCGCGACGGCGCCGGCTTCTCGAAAGGCTGGATACCAGGATGACATTCAAGGCGTGGCGCATCGGCAGCGAACCCGTGGCCTTCGAGATTGCGACGTCGCCGGCCGGGCCGGTTCACGTGCGGAGCTACGGCGCGGGGCAGTCGACGGTGCCCGAGCCCGGCACCGCGATCGTGCTGCCGACGAAGCGGACGATCATCGTGTGGCCGCACGTCGAACTGATGGTGGGGCCCGGCTGCTACGCGCAGGTGCCTGGCGGCGCCTCGCTGCGCATGGGCGCCGGCCTGCTGATCTACACGCGCGAATACACCGGGCAGTATCAGGCCGGCGGGCCGGTCGAAGACGCGGGCCGGCTGCACTACATCGACGGCTGCTCGGACTCGCTGCTAATCTGCCCGGCGCAGCGCGGCGATCCGTGCCTGAACTTGCTGCACCTGCCGCCCGGGATCGCGCAGACCGAGCACACGCATCCCTCGGATCGGATCGGCCTCGTGCTCCGCGGCGAAGGGATCTGCCGCACGGCTGACGGCGACACGGCGCTGATGCCGGGCGCCGGCTGGATCATTCCCGCCGACTACGCGCATTCATTTCACACGATCGATGATCCCCTCGACGTCATCGTGTGGCATCCCGACAGCGACTTCGGGCCGAGCCATGACGAGCACCCGATGCTCAATCGAACGATTGTCGACCAGCTGCCGGCGACTGCCGCGCAGCACGCCGGCATCCGCACCAAATGAAAACGCCCGGCGCGGGCCGGGCGTGAAGGGTGACGGGCGGGTGGTGCTAGGCGCGTTCGCTGGGCTTCTGCCACTTCCAGAAGCGCCCGCCGCAGGTGGCATCCAGGGCGCGATCCTTGTGGACGCCGCCGCCGGCTACCGGCTCCAGGCATCGCGTGCAGACGCGCCGCGGCCGGCCGCCGTTCGCCCCGTTCTGCTGCCGCGCCTGGCGCTGCGCGGCGGTGTTCGCCAGGCCGCCGAGGCGCCCGAGGGCGGCGGCGGCGGTGCTGATTTTGCGCTTCGGTTTCTTGGCCATATGCAACCGCTGAAGTATACGTCAGTATTCGGACGCGAGCATCACGGTGAGCACGCGGTAGGACGCCGCCACGTCGGCCGCGTCATCGCAGCCGAATTCGCAGGCGTCGGTTTCGTAGTAGTCGATCTTCCAGAAGCACTTCTCGCCGGCGATCGTGACGGTGCCGAAGTCATGCTCCAGGTGCGGATCGTTGTCCGGCGTGAAGGTGTTGAAGCGGCGCACCGCCATCAGGATGTCAGCGACGGTGCGCGACGGCAGCGCGGCGATCCCGCGCGTCATCACGGTGCGGCCGGGCACGCCGCCACCGAAGGGCAGCGTGCGGCGGAAGGCGTCATTCAGCGCGGCGATCGCCTGGCGGTTGGGGGCGTGCATGGCTTACTTCCCGCCCTTCAGGCGCCGGCTGCAGGCCGCGGCGTTGCGGCAGTCGACGCCGCCGCCACGCTTCGCGATGCGGGCGCCGTTATCGTGGCCGCACTTCGTGCAGTTGGTGCCGGCGACGGGCGCCTTCGCGGTGCGCGTGAACTTGCCGTCGACCATCGGCATGCCGGTGGCGTCGACCGCCGCCGCCTGCTTCGCGGCGCGCTTGGTGTCGCGGGCGATCTGGCGGCTCATCTTCTTCCCGTGCGCCAGGGCTGCGTCGAAGGTCTGCGGCGCAGCGGCGGCCGGCGGCACGTCGCGGAAGGTCACCTGCGTAACCTTATCGCCCTTGTCGCCGCGCGTCAGCGATCCGTTCACATAAACCACGTGGACGTCGATCCGGCCCTTCGTCTGCAGGGTGGTCAGCAGCGCGCCGAACTGCTGCTTAGTCAGCTGCAGCGCTTTCGTGTCGATGTCTTCCGCGCAGGCGAAGTCGCCGCCGTTGCCGCGGCCGTTCCGCACAAGGGCGTCGAGCACGCGCTGCTCTTTGCTGGTCAGCGCGACGGCGGCCGGCGCGGCGGCCCACATCGGGCGCGCGGCGACGGCGGCCTTCGACGGCGCCTTCTCGGTGCGCGCCTTCTTCGCCAGGCCGATCGCGGCGTTCTTGGAAACGGCGGTGGGGCGCCAGTAGACCACCATCGTGCCGCGCTTGCCGGCGGCCACTCGGACGCGCACGGCGCCATCGGCGCGCAGCTGCCTGGCGAAGATGCCGGCGGTGGTGGGGCTGGTGAAGGTCTGCGATTGCGTGGTGTCGATCATGCTGTTCATGCTGTCCTCAAGGTTTGTGCCGGTGGTGTAAGAGATCAACGCGGTGCGGAAGGCCAGGCCGCCGTAGTCGGGATACACCGCCTCGGCGGCGGCTTCAACCGACTCGTTGTAGCAGTCGATCCGGTCGATGACTCGCGCGTGCGCTTCTCGCAGCGCGTCGGCCGTTGTCGTCTTCGTTGCCATGCCCTAATTTTACAACCGCGGCGCTCTGGTTTGCAAGCTATAACCGAAGGCGGGCAAAAGCCTAGCAATCGAGGCTCTGGAAGGTGGTCGGCGGGGGCGTCGGTGGGGCGTTCTGGCGGGTTCTGGCGGGGCGCGGCGGCGGGCGGGGGCGTGGGCCCGGCCTGGCGGCCGAGCCCTGGAGCGTGCCTGGAAGGGCCGCTAGTCGCGGCCTTCGCGGTCGCGCGTGTCGTAGTCGGGCCCGGTGATGCGCTGGCCCGGGTAGTCTTCCGCGTGGTGCTCGTCGCTGGTGTCGATCGGCGCGCTGTCGTCGGCCGGCACGTGGCCGCCGCTGCAGCTGCCGATGCAGCCGCAGGCCAGGATGCCGGCGCGCTCCGCTTCGTAGGCGTTCAGGATCGCCAGGCGCAGCGGATCAAGGGCGTCGACCGGGGCGCCGGCCTGCGGGCGCAGCACCGCAAACGTGGCGCGCTGCTGCGCGTTGTTCACCGGGTAGCTGCGCGCCGGGAAGGTGACGTTGAGGTCAGCGTAGCGGCCGGTGTCGGGGATCGCCTTCGGCTCGCGGCGCTTCCATACGCCGAAGCCGACCAGGCGCAGGCCGGCCAGCGGCCCTTCCGTGAAGTGCAGTTCGGCGTCGGCCAGCTTGCCGGCGGTGGCGCCGTTGAGGGTGACGACGATCTTCGTGGCGCTGCGGGGCATCATCAGTTCCCAGGATTGCATGTTCGTAGACTCCAAAAAAAACGGGTGGGGCGCCGCGGAATTGCGGCGCCCGTGGTCGACTATCGGCGCTTGCGCGCAACGGGCGCGCTGCGCTTGACGGCAACGGCCACCTTCGCGGCGACCGCGGCGGCCGGCGCTGCCGCCGCCTTCGCCTTCGCGATGCGGCGCTTGCACGCCGCGGCGCTGCGGCAATCGCGGCTACCACCGCGCGCCAGGATGCGCGCCTGGTTATCGTTGCCGCACTTCGTGCAGGTGGTCGGCGCCTTCGGATCGCGTGCGACCTTTGCCGCCTTCGGCGCGGTGACGGGCGCGGCGCCCTTGATCGTCGGCCGCTCGGCGGCCGGCAGTTCCGACCGCTTCACGCCGCTGGCAACGCGCGGCTTCGTGGTCTGCTTCGTGGTGGTGGTCTTCTTCGCGGTGGTGGTCTTTTTCATTGTGCTGTCCTTCGTAGTAGTGCGGTTGTTTACGGTGTCGAATAATCCGAGTCGGTTACAGAGCGCGTGCCAGGCGGCGAGCGGATCGGCAGGGCGCCGCACTAGCGGGCCCGCCGATGATCGCGGCGCGCGATGGCGCGCTCGCGACGGAGGATGCCGGCGCAGATCCGGCATTCGGGTTTTCCCCGGCCGTTGTAGGCCGCGGATAGGACGGCGCCGCAGGCCGGCGCCGTGTCGCTGTCGGGCGGCAGCCCGAGGAAGGTGCGGAAGGCGTGCAGTTGGTTGTCCGCCGCCGCCGTCGTCGCCGCCGCTGTCGTCTTCGTCATGCACCGAGAATACAACCTCACCGCTCTGGTTATCAAGCTCAATCGCCAACTATTTCTTCGAGGCTCAATTGCTAACGATCGAGGCTCTATGAGGGGCCGCAAACCACATCCGACGCGGCAGCGGGTGCTGCTCGGCAATCCCGGGAAGCGCACGCTCAACCTCGCAGAACCGCTGCCGCCGCCGCTGCCGGCGCCGGCCGATGCGCCGCCGCCCATCGAACTGGAAGGCAACACGCTGGCGCTGAAAGAGTGGGCCCGGCTCGCGCCGATGCTGCACCGGCTGCGCCTGGTCAGCGAAGCCGATCGCTCCGCGCTGGTGGCGGTCTGCGTCGAATGGGCGCGCTACCTGGAAGCGACCGCGAAGGTACGCACCGCCGGCATGGTGGTGAAGACGCCGAGCGGCTATCCGATGCCGAACCCGTATCTGTCGATCGCCTCGAAGGCGCTGGCGGCGTGCGCGCGGTTGTGGCCAGAACTCGGCCTCACGCCGTCGTCGCGCTCGCGCGTCAGCGGTGACGGGCCCGGGCCGGGCGGTGATGCCTTCTCCGACTTCGATCAACCGCTGCCGCGCACGGGGCTGAAGGTGCAGTGATCAATCCCCTCGATGCGTACGCCGCCGCCGTCGTCGCGCGGCGGGTGCCGGCGGGCCGCTATCATCGGCTCGCGTGCGAACGGCACCAGCGCGATCGACGGCGTGAGGCGACGCGATCGTTCCCGTACTGGTTCGACCTGCCGCGCGCCCTGCGCTTCGTGGCCTTCGCGGAAAAGCTGCGCCACTACAAGGGCCAGCAGTGGGCCGGCCAGTACCTGCACCTGGAACCGCACCAGGTGTTCCGCCTCGGCTCGTTGTTCGGATGGGTGCATATGCGCAGCGGGCTGCGGCGCTTCCGCACCTGCTACAACGAGATCCCGCGCAAGAATGGCAAGTCGCTCGAAGCGGCCATCGTCGCGCTCTACGTGTCGTTCTTCGACGGCGAGGCGGGCGCCGAAGGCTACTGCATCGCCACCAAGCGCGAGCAGGCGAAGATCGTCTTCAACGATTGCAAGCGCCTGGTGCAGTCGAGCGGCCTGCGCTCGCGCATCACGGTGCTGACGGCGAACCTGTCGCGCGGTGATACCGCGTCGAAGCTGGAGCCGCTTGGCGCTGACCGCGATTCGACCGATGGCCTGAACCCGAATCTGATCATCAACGATGAATTCCACGCGCAGAAGAACCGCGGCCTGATCGACGTCATGGAAACGGCGACGGGCGCCCGGCTGGAACCGGTCAACTTCCAGATCACAACCGCCGGCACCGATCCGATCTCGCCCTGCGGCGATCAGCATGACTACGCCTGCCGCGTGCTCGATGGCGTGCTGGTCGATGATCGCTTCTTCGCGTTCATCGCGCACGCCGATCCCGAAGACCTGGAGGGCGACGGGTGGCTGCAGGATGCGACCTGGCGCAAGGCGAATCCGAACTACGGCGTGTCGGTGCTTCCCGACGATCTGCGCGTGCTGGCGACGAAGGCGCGCCACATGCCACCCGCGGCGGCGGCGTTCAAGCAGAAGCGGCTGAACGTGTGGGTCAGTTCCGCCTCACCCTGGCTGTCGGCCGATGGCTGGCGCCACGGGCAAACGGTGTGGAACCTGGCGGGGCGGTGGTGCCTGCCCGACTTCCTGCACGGGCGCGACTGCTGGCTCGGCGTGGATATGTCCTCGAAGATCGACCTCACCGCGGTGGTGGCGGTCTTCCCGCCGCGCGACGGCGAGCGCGCCTGGCATCACGTCGCCTGGTGCCTGACGCCGGCTGACACGCTCGCGGATCGCGCGCTGCGGGATCGCGCGCCGTATCCGCTGTGGGTGGAGCGCGGCTTCCTGCGCACCAATCCGGGGAACCGCATCGACCAGGCGCAGGTGCGGGCCTTCGTGCACGAGGCGGCCGCGGTGTGCAACGTGCAGCAGGTGGGCTTCGATCCGTGGAACGCCGGCAACCTGGAACGCGAACTGAGCGACGATGGCTTCCAGGTGGTCGAAGTGCCGCAGACAATGGCGCAGATGAGCGGCCCGGCGAAGGACTTCGAAGCAGACGTGCTCGATGGCCTGGTCGACGGCGGGCACAATCCGCTGCTGACCTACTGCGCGTCGAACGTGATGGTGCAGCGCGACACGAAGGACAACATCTACCCGACGAAGAAGCAGAGCCGCGGGCGCATCGACCCGATCATCGCCGGCCTGATTGCGCGCAAGCTCGCCACGCTCGACACCAGCGCGGGCGTGGCCGACGATCCCGACCTGGTGGTGGCTTAGTCCTCGTCCTCGTCGCCGTCCTCGTCCGGCGGGCGGAAGGCGGCCCATGAGGCGCGGCGGATGAATTCCGGCAGGGTGACACCGGCACGGCCGGCGCGCGAGTAGGCCGCGTCGTACTGCGAGGTTGGGACGCGCAGGTGAACGCTGACCGAAGGGTCACCGCGTTTCACCGGCGGGCGGCCGTTAGGGCGTTCGGCCATGCGACGGCCCATAGTGTAAGCCTCCCACTTTAGGAACGCAAACTTCCCGAACGCGCCGACCGGCCGCACCGTGAGCCGTGAACCGCTGTGCTGTGGGACTGGCTCTGCTTCTGGCGTCCACCGTGCCGACTTCGGCGCGTGATCGTCAACCTGACGACCTCGGACACCGAGGCGCTGAAGGGCGTGCTCTGGTCCTATCGGGGCGGGTGGCTGACGCTGCGCGACGTCTACGCGCTGTCGGCGGGGAACAACGAAGTGAAGGCGGATGGCGACGTGGTGCTGCACCGCAGCCAGGTGCGCTACTACCAGGTGCTCCCGTGATCGTGCAGTCCTACGGGCAGCTGCAGGCGCTGACGCCGGATGTGAGCCCGGTGGCGCTGACCTCGTGGCGCGATGCGAACGCCAGCGGCCTGGCCCGCCAGGCGTACGCGGCGCTCTACGCGGCGAACCCGAACCTGCGCATCCCGATCGACTTCCTGGCCGGCAACGTCGCGCAGCTCGGCATCCACGCCTTTCGCCGCGTCAGCGACACCGATCGCACGCGGCTGCCGGATCACCAGCTGACGCAGTGGCTGGCGAAGCCGAACCCGGCCACCACGCAGTTCCGCCTGTTTGAATCGCTGATGGGCGACCTCGGCGTTTACAAGAATGCGTACTGGCTGAAGGTCCGCTACAGCGGGCCGGACGGGCGGGCGATCGGCCTGGTGCGCCTGCCGCCCGATCAGATGTTCGTGGCCGGCGGCCTGCTGCCCACCTCGTTCTGCTGGACGAGCGAAGACGGCCACAAGCTCGAATTCCCCACGTCGGAGATCGTCTACTTCAACGGCTACAACCCGATCAACCCGCGGATGGGCCTCTCGCACGTCGACACGCTGGCGGCCATCGTCAACGAAGACCAGGCGGCGTCGAAGCACCGCGAGTACTACTGGCGCAACGCCAGCCGGCACGAGGGTGTCATCGAGCGGCCGAAGGAAGCGCCGAAGTGGACGCCGACGCAGAAGAAAGAATTCCGCGAGCAGTGGCAGGCGCGCTTCGGCGGCAGCGCGAACGCCGGCCTGACGGCGGTGCTCGAAGACGGGATGTCGTTCAAGCCGACCGCGTTTTCGCCGCGGGACTCCGAGTTTATCCAGGGCGGCAAGCTGCGCCGCGAGGTGACCGCCGCGGAATTCAACGTGCCGCAGCCGTCGATCGGCATCCTCGACCACGCCACCTTCAGCAACATCAAGGAACAGCATAAGCAGCTGTACCAGGACTCGCTCGGGCCCACCCTCGAAATGATTGTGCAGGAGATCGAGCGGCAGCTGCTCGTGGAATGCGACGACCAGGATCGCGTCTACATCGAATTCAATATCGCGTCCAAGCTCGCGGGCAGCTTCGAAGAACAAGCCACCGCGATCGAGGTGCTGGTCGGCCGGCCGATCATGACACCCAACGAAGGCCGGGCCCGGCTGAACCTGCCGTCGATCAAGAACGATCCCACGGCGGATCGCCTGGCGCCGCAGCAGGGCGGCCCGTCCGATGCGAGCGTGAACCCGACACCACCGGCGCCCGGCGTCGATCCGACCGCTGACCCGGAAGACGCGGCCGATGGCACCGGCGACACCGGCACGGAGGCGCGGCTGCAGGTGGCGATCGATCGCACGCGCGCCCGCCAGCGCGCCAGCCTCGCGCGGCTGCCGGCGCCCGAGCGCGCGTCGGCGTTCTTCGCCGAGGTCGATCGGTGGAACCGAGAACTGGCCGCGGACCTGGCGCCTATCGTCGGCGCGGCCGACGCGGCCGGCCTGGCGTTGTCGGCCAACGTCGACTTCTTCGCTGCGCTGGAGGATGACGAATGAAAGGCATCGAACACGTCCTCAGTTTCGCCATCGAGCATCCGTGGAACCTGACGCCGGCGATGCTGGCGGTGGTGGCGGAAATCCTGGCGCGGCGCGTGGCCGGCGAAGCGGTCGACCGCGAGGAAATTCTGGCGGCGATGGCCACCCGAAAAGACGTGCCGCAACCGCGGCGCGGTAACGTCGCCGTCATTCCCGTGCATGGCGTACTCGCGCCGCGCATGAACGTGTTCAGCGAGATGTCCGGCGGGACGTCGTATCAGCAGCTGACGCAGCAGCTGCGCAACGCCGTGAGCGATCCCGGCATCGCGTCGATCGTGCTCGACGTCGACTCGCCAGGCGGCAGCGCCGCCGGCAACGCCGAACTCGCCAGCGAGATTCTGAAGGCGCGCACCAAGAAGCCGATCATTGCGCAGGCCGAATACACGATGGCCTCCGCGGCCTACCAGCTGGCCGCCGCGGCGACGGAAATCGTGGCGGCACCGTCAGCCCGGATCGGGAGCATCGGCACCTACAGCATCCACGATGATCTCTCCGCGGCGCTCGCGCACCGTGGCATCAAGCGCACGTTCATCTCGGCCGGCGAAGGCAAGGTCGACGGCAACGAAACGGGCCCACTGTCGGAGGCGGCGCACGGGCGGCTGCTTAAGGCGGTGAACGACCACTACGACACCTTCGTGAGCACGATCGTCCACGGGCGCGGCAATGGCCTGACGGCCGATCGCGTGAAGTCGGAATGGAAGGCGCACGTCTACAGCGCCAGCGATGCGCACGCGCTCGGCATGATCGATCGCGTCGGCACGCTCGATGACACCTTATCGCGTCTGCTCGTCACCACGCCCGCGGATGGCGTGGCACCAGGCGCGCACCAGTTCGACGCGCGACAGCCCGCAGACCTCGCAAGAGGGTCCGGCCAGGATCGCTGTGTCGACGCCCAATTCGATCGCTATGCGCTCGAATTGCAGTTGTTGAACTGATCACAGTGCGGGAGTAGGACCATGAATATCGCGCAGTTAGAACGGGATCTCGACCAGCGCCGTGGCGCCGCCACCTCGCTGCTCGAAAAGACCATGCAGACCTGCCAGGCGCACGAGGAAAAAGACGCCGCCGGCAAGGTCACGAGCACCGGCCGCCTGATGACGGACGCCGAGAAGGCCGCCATTCAGACCATCATCGATGACGCCAACGGCATCAAGGGCCGGCTCGCGTCGGCGCGGGGCGAATCGGCGCTGCAGACCGAGATCGATCGGCTGACGTCCGGCATGAAGCCGCACGATGCGGCCAGCACCGAGCGCGTCATCCGCAAATCGTACGGCATGCAGTGGACGGAGTCGGAGGCGGGGCAGTTCTTCCTGCAGAAGCGCAACCGCGGCTCGCGCAGCTGGAACTCGCCGTCAGCCGAACTCATCGAGCCCGGCTTCTACAGCACCACGCTGACGGAAGGGGCCGGCTCCGGCGCCGCGCTGATCGCCCCGCAGTACCTGCCCGGGATCGTCCCGCTGAAGTTCAAGCAGCTGACGATCCGCGATCTGCTGGCGGCCGGCACCACCACGTCGAACGCGATCATCTACATGCAGGAAACCACCTTCACCAACGCCGCGGCGACGGTGGCGGAAGGCGCGGCGAAACCGGAAAGCGCGCTGGTCTTCAGCCAGCACACCGACCTCGTGACGAAGATCGCGCACTGGCTCCCTGTTACGGAAGAAATGCTCGAAGACGTGGCGCAGATCGCCAGCTACATCGACGCGCGCCTGCGCCTCGGTGTCGGGCTGACTGAGGAGGACCAGCTTCTAAATGGCAATGGGACCGCTCCAAATCTGCTCGGCCTGCTGAACCGCCCGGGCCTCACGCCGGCCGTCGCGCTCGTGGCGCCCGATACGAACGCCGACGTCATGTACAAGGCGATGATGAAGGTGTTCAACGCCTCCTTCACCATGCCGGACGGGCACGTGATGAACCCGGCGAACTGGCAGAGCACCGCGCTGGCGAAGGACACGATGGGCCGCTACATCGGGGGCGGGCCCTTCCAGGCAGGTCCGGCGCCGACGTTGTGGGGCCTGCCGGTCGACGTCACGCCGTCGATCGCGGCGGGTGTCGGCCTGACCGGCGCGTTCGCCTCGCAGGCGCAGGTCTTTTCGTCCGGCGGGCTGCGCGTCGAAGCATCGAACAGCCATCAGGATTTCTTCATCAAGAACCTGGTGGCGATCCGCGCGGAGGAACGGCTGGCGCTCTGCGTCTACCGGCCCGGCGCGTTCGGCACGGCCACCGGCCTCACGTAAACACCGCGAGGACGGCCTGGCCGCGGGCCGTCCTCTTTCGGGAGATCCACCGATGGCGACCTATTCGCAGAGCGGCACCACGGAAGTGCCAGGCGACACCAACGCGAAGGCGGTGCCCGCCGTGTTCCTCAGCGGGTTCACGCCGCCAGCGCACGGCCGCGACGGCGTGGCCTTCACCCTACACGCGCTCGGCGCCGGCTTCGCCGCGGGCGCCGTCCTGAACTACGACGGTGTGGACAAAGCGACGACGGTGAATTCAGCAACGGATGTCTCGGCGTCGATCACGGAAGTGGCCGGCAACACCGCACGCGCGGTGCCGGTGTTCGTGAAAGCCGGCAACGGCTATTCGACGCCCGCGGCGTTTTCAGTCACGTAACACACGGAGGCACGATGGCGACCTACAACGAAGACGGCACGAACACCTACGAGCCCGGCGAGTCGAACGATCGCGCGGTACCGTCCGAAGACGTGCCGCCCGTGGATGACGCAGGCGTGCAGCGCCGGCCAGGGCATCCGATCGCCGGCCCGCCTGATACGCCAGGCCGCCCGGGGGCCGGCCACCCGGAACACCCGATCGCGCCCGGCCCGGCGCCGAAGCACCGAGGCTGACGTGGGCGTGTTCTTCAAGCGCGATCCGGGGCCGTGCCCGGTGTGCCAGGCACCGCACACGATCTGCACGGCTCCCGGGCCGCCTGACGTCATCGTGGCGCAGCTGCCGGCCCGGGATGCCATCAGCGCCGCGCCGCGCCTGGTGGGGGCGGTGGACGCGCCGGAGGCCCTACCGGCGGCGCTGCCGCCTAATGCCTTTAGCACCGGCACGTACCGCCGGCCGGGGAAGAAGGGCTGATGTATCCGCCCTTCTGGAACTGGCAGGGCTACGGCGGCTACGGGAACGACTGGTGGCAGAGCCACGCGCGCTTCCTGCAGCATCCGGTGAACGTCCTGGTGACGCCGCCGCAGGAAGAACCGATCACGCTGGCGATGGCGAAGTTGCGCGCCGGCCTCGATTGGGCTGCCGGCGATCCGCGCGATGACCTGATGCAGCAGTTCATTGCCGCGGCGCGCGTGCGCGTCGAACACGATACCGGCCGGGCGCTAATTGCGCAGGTCCGCTCGATCACCTTCGACCTCCTGCAGCCGGTGCCGGTCATTCAGCTGCCGGACCAGGCGCACCCGCTGCAGGAGCTAACGGCGATCGTCACCACCGATTACTTCGGCAACACCACCACGCTCGATCCGGCGCTCTACCAGGTCGACCTCGAAGCCGGACGCATTTACTTCTCGTGGCCGGCGGTGACGGTGTTCTGGAATCTGCAGCCGTTCCAGGGCTGGCAGGTGCAGGTGATTGCCGGCCGGAAGGACGCCGCCGATCTGCTGGCGCGCGATCCGGGGCTGGTGCAGTTAGTGGGCCTGATGGCCGCGCATATGGCGACGCTCGGGCGTGACGTGGTGCTGGAAGACCGGCGCGTCACGCAGACGCCGCAGGGTTACGAGGAATTGCTGGCGGCCTACGTGCCGATCGCGGTGGTCTGATGCTGTCACCGCGCACCTCGATCGCCGAGCGACCGCACCGGGTACAGCTGCAGAACCCGGGCCCGCCGCAGCCCAATGGCGACGGCGGCTCGACGCAGACGTGGGGCGATCTCGATCCGCCGTTTCTGTGGATGGCGATCGTATCGAGCGCGGGCGGCATCGAGCAGCGCGCGGCGCGGGCGGAAGGGTCGACGCTTTCGGTGGCGATGTACACGATCACCGGCCAGTACCACCCGCAGGTCACCACCCTGACGCGCCTCCTGTTCAACGGCCGGGAATTCCACGTGAACGGCATCACCAACGTGACCGAGCGCGGGATTGAAATGCAGCTGTCCTGCACCGAGCTGACGCCATGAGCAGCCAGGTGCGCTTCGAGGGGCTGGCGGAATTGCAGGCGGCGCTCCGCGCGCTGCCCGCGCAGCTGCTCGAAGAGGCGACGGCGATCGTGGAAGGCACGGCCAACGGCGCGCACAGCGAGATCGGCGGGAAATATCCCGCGGGGCCGCTGCGCGATCGGCTGACGCTGACGATGAGCCACAACACGGCGGGCGTGCTCGCCGTCCTGCGGCAACCGATGAAAGAAGCCGGGTGGTTTGAAAAAGGCACCGAGGCGCGGCACACCGCCACCGGCGCCAACCGCGGCCGGATGCCGGCGCAGAAGGTGTTCCTGCCGGTCTACTACCGGCGCCGCCGGCAGATGTGGGTGGACCTGAAGGCGATGGTCGAGCGGCACGGGCTGACGGTGACGGGCGAACCATGAGCCGCGATTCGAGCGACATCGATAACGCCCTGGTGCAGCGGCTGTGCAGCGACAGCGCGCTCCTGGCGCTGTGTCCCGACAACGTGCATATCAACGTCGCACCGGCCGGCTCGAAGCGCTTCGTGATCGTGTCGGTGGTCGACGCGCAGGACGTCAGCATCTTCGGCGGGCGCGCGATCGAAGACATCCTCTACCTGGTCGAAGCGCGGATGCTCAACACGCCGGCCGGCGGCGACATCAAGGGCGCCGCGGCGCGCATCGATGCGCTGCTCGAAGACCAGCCGCTGACGGTGCCGGGCTATGGGTGGATGGCGACGTTCCGCGAGAACCGCGAGCGCGACGACGAAGTGGACGGCCTCGACACCACGATTCAATGGGCCCGCCGCGGTGGGCATTACCGCGTGCAGATGGCGATCGATCCCGGGTATTCCAGGGTAACCAACGGTGCAGCAATGAGGGTAGGACGATGATCAAATCAGGGCGCTACGGGACGGTGAAGTGGGCGCCGGACGCCTCGGTGACGACACCGACGCCGGTGGAGATCGCCAGCCTCAACTCGTGGAAGTTGAGCATGAAGACGACGAAGGAAGACGTGACCTGCTTCGGTGACCCGAACAAGGTCTACGTTCCTGGCATTCCCGACATCAGCGGCTCACTGGGTGGCTTCTTCAACGCGCAGGACATCGCGCTGATCACCGCGGCCGCCTCGGGCCTGGTGCCCGGCGTCCTCGAACTCGGCACCAACGAAAACGAAGCGACGATGATCTTCAAGGGGCCGGCGTATATGGACGCCGACATCGACTGCACGCTCCAGGCGCCGAAGCTGGCCGGCACGTTCAACGCGGCCGGCGCGTGGACGATTCCCACGGCGGCGCTCCCGTAACCGCGAGCCTGGCGTGTTCCGCTCGATTACCCTGCACGGCGGCGCCGCGTCGCTCGTGCGGGGCTATCTCACCGTGGCGGATCTGCGGGCGTGGCGCATTGTGAAGAACAAGGCCGGGTGGCACCTGAGCGCCACCTGCGCCGCGGTCAACACGCGCCACACGCAGAAGCGGCCGCTCTACTTCACCGCGCCGCGCGATAAGGGGGCCTGGTGCTTCCCTGTCACCGGGGAAGTGATCATCAGCGGCACGTCGCTGACCGCGCCCCTCGGCCCACCCGAGCAATGAGGCAATCCGATATGGCACCACGCTTCGTCCAACCGATGACCACCACCCTCAAGATCTCCGGCGGCGCCACGCTGATCGTGAAGCGCCGCCTGAATTGGGGCGAGCACAACGATCTGATGGAAAGCATGGCGAGCCCGCGGACGCCGGGCGACGCCGAACTGCGCGCGAATCCGTTCGCCGTGCGCCTCAACACCGTGCTCGCCTACCTGGTCGACTGGACGCTCGTGGACGAGGACGGCGCCCCGGTGCCGATCCTCAAGAAACCCGACGCCGAGGTGCGGCTGATCCTGCGGGAACTCGAGCAGGACGTGATGGAGGAAATCTACCTCGCGATCAGCGCGCACCAGGCGGCGCAGGAGAAAGAACGCGAGGCGGAAAAAAACGGCCAGGGTGGCGCGAGCGTATCGCTAGCAATCTCGCCGTCGCCCGACGCTGCCGCTGGCGGTATGAGTGGGTCCGAGATCTAGATCCTGACGTCTACATGATTCTGCTCGACCAGCTGCGCGCGGAAGACGCTGCCCTGCTGCGCGGGGGCGAGGACCAGGAGTAACCACCGCACCAATGGCCGGCCTCACCGGACGCTTCGACGCAGACTTCGCCCCGTTCACCGCGGCGGTGGCGGCAGCGCAGAACTCCCTCAAGGGCTTCGAGGCTGACGGCGCGAAGGTCGAAACACGGCTGAACAACGTCGGCAACGCGCTGTCCGGCGTGCGCATCATCCAGCAGGCGACGCTCGCCGCCGAAGCGGTGACGCGGCTCGGCGGTGCGGGCGGCACCACCGCCGGCATTCTCAAACTCACCGACGCGGAACTGACCAAGCTCGGGGCGACAGCGATCGAAGCGCAAGCCAAGTTCGCCGCGCTCGGGCAGACCGCGCCGGCCGCCGTCAACCAGATCGCCGCCGCCGCCAAGAACCTCACCGACCAGCAGAAAGAATCCAGCAGCCAGCTCGCGGACTTCGCCACCGGCCTGGTGGCGCAGTGGGTGTCGGTGCAGGGCGCCGTCGAACTGGCGATGAAAGCGTTCGACTTCGCGAAGGACGCCCTGGCCGGCGCCGCGGCGCTGGAGGATCTGAGCCGCGCCACCGGCATCGCCGCTGACGGGCTGCAGCGGATGTCCTACGTGTCGGCCGAATTCGGCGTCGACCAGCAGACGATGGCGCGCGGCGTCGAAACCTTCTCGACCAAGCTCGCCGAGGGCGACACGAAGGCGACACGCGCGGTGACGGATCTCGGCCTGTCGGTGAAAGACCTACGGGCGGCGGGCCCGCAGGAAGCCTTCCTCGAAATCGCGGAAGCCCTGGGCCGCATCGAAGACCCGATGCTGAAGGACGGGGAAGCCGCCAACGTCTTCGGCGCCAAGCTCTCGAAGAACCTCCTGCCGATGCTCGGGCAGCTGCGCGACAAGATGAACGAGGTGCCGAAGGACGCCATCATCAGCGACGCCACGATCAAATCGGCGCATGACTTCGAGGTGGCGATCGAGCACCTGGAGATTCGCGCGAAGGCGTTTGTCGCAGATGCCCTCGGGCCGCTGGCAACGGGCCTCATGTTCATCACCGGGCAGATGGACCTGTGGACCGCGGGGATCAACGCGAACAGCAAGGGCTACGACGCCTCCGCGGCGGCGACGAAGAAAGCGGCCGAGGGCATCGCCTCGCTGAGCGCCGGGTGGGGGCACCTGGCCGCCGGCGCGAAGGACGGCGAAGACGCCACGAAGAAGGGCACCACCGCCACCGACGTGCTCAATAACCACATCAAGGAACTACGCACGCAGGGCATCGAGCCCCTGAGCGCGTCGCAGAAGGCGTATCTCGACATCGCTGAGAAGGCGAATGAAAGCGCCGAGATCAGCGTCACCTACATCGGCGGTTCGGTGGCGGCAATCAAGAAATACGAGGACGGGCTGAAGGCCGCGTCGGAAGCCGCGAAGAAACACCAGGAGGCAATCGACGCGCTCAACGCGGCGCAGGTGGGGCTGACCTCAGAGGAGAAGGGGCACGTCGACTACCTGCAGTCCCTGGGATTGAGCGAGGAAAAGATCGCTAATCTCATGGGAAAAAACGTCGTCCAGATTCACGCCTACATCGCGGCGGTGAAGGAGGGCGATGCCATCACGAAGCTGTGGAAGGAAACGTTCGCGGAGTGGCGCGCGCAGGCCGGGAAAGCGGTCGAGGATACGGTTCGCAAAATCGACGAGGCGAACGCCAAGGAA